TGCCCATCCTTTTTGAGAAGGCTTTAGATCTTCGTATTCGTTTTGAATACGATCTAGCTCTTTTTCGTTTGCTGATTTATTTTCCATGCTATCTTCGTCTAATTTATCCGATCCTAAAGCGTTTAAAAAAGACTCGTAATCATATACTAGCTGATCGTTGACTTCAATATCCTCTCCGTTGGTGATTCTTATTTCGCTACCTTCGTGAGTTAAGTCTAAGACAAGAGTACCATAATCTTTTCCTATTGCCACTCCACCAACTATTCGTTTACCGGCTTTTTTTACCCACTCTGCCACTTGATTCACAGCATCTATCATGCCTTTTTTTTGAGCAAATTTTATTATTCTATCTGGTACTATTTCGGCTTCGTACTCTTCGTCTATCTTCAACTCTGGTTTGTCTTCAAACGATTTTTGACCAGCAGGTTTGGCTACATCTGATTGATGATAGATTGCAGTCTTTCCGTTTTTAAACTGAAGAGTATAATATTTTCCGTCTTTTGATGTATCTGTTACGTCGCCTATTTTGTTGTAGTTTACGTCTCCTTTAAGAGTTACTTTAAGCTTCTCTTCTGTTTCGTACTCTTCGTTAACGTCCCATAAATCTTTGTATTGGAAACCGCCGGTGTCTTTTGTGTGACCAGCTCTGAAGCCTTTTAACTCTTTGTATCCAGACATTTCATCTTCGGCATAGGGATTGCGTTTCTTTTTTGTAGCGTGTAAAGAAGCTGCATACGCTTCTCCTCCGCTAGTTACAGAAGTCTCTTGTCTAAGCTTGTTTGTTGCTATGGAATTGTTAAACGGTTTCATCGTTGATTCTTTAAAGCCTCTATTAAATCTACGTACTGCATTAGATTGGATATAACATCATCCTTCACAGATTCGTTTTGTTTTATAGGATTCAACAGCTTTATTGTTTCTTTCAAACGTATCTTAGTTACGGGTTCGTTTACTTTTTCGAGCTGTTCTTTTAATTCTGTCTTTATTTCGTTGATTAATCCGTTTAGGTAACGCTTTAAAGATTCTGTTTCTGATACGTTGCTTATATACTCTTTTAGGATGTGTTTTTGTCTTTCACTAAAGTTGGAGTACTTTTTGTTGAACTTTTCTACCATCAGTTTGTAAGCTAACAGTCTAATCTCTTTGTCCTCTTTCATAAACTCCTGAACCAAATTCTCTTTAGCTTTTTCTTCTTTATTAGATATGTGTTCAAGGATATTTACTTTATTGGCAAATATTTGATTTGTATCTATCTCTTTGCTCTTTTGAGATTCTAATATAGTATATACTGATGCGTAAAGCTTGTAATTATCTATCTTGGCTTTGAAAAAATCATCTATGTTATAGCTAGACTTTATCTCTTTAATAAGATTGTACTTTTGTTTGTTTAGCTTTTCTTGATCTAGTTTTTTGTGTTGCTCTAAAACAGTGCTAACAAACAGATCAGCTTTCGCCTCTGACAATTTTTCTGTTGTATTGAAGCTATTGTACAAATAATACTCCTTACCTAGTTCGGTATTTACGAAGTATTTTTTCAATATTTTTACCGCTTTGGTGTCTTTGTTTTGTACCAAATCAGCGGTAGTCTGCCTCACCAACAACTCAAACAGTATTGCTGGGTTGCGGTATTTGCTGTGTTTAACTGCCATAGTCTATGTGTAGTCTATCTATAAATATATGATTATTGGTCCGGATCGTCAAGGATGTTGTCTTCGTTTAAAACGTCTTCTGATTCAAAAAGCTTTACCTTTCTTTGCATTTTATTCGCGACAGAGTCTAACATGTTTTTGTGTTTCATGTATTCTGCCATAGAACCTTCTAACGCTAATGGACCGCCTCGATATTCGGGTTTGAGTTTGTCTTCTCCAGAGTAGTTTTTATTTTTCAGATCGTATACTCCCATGCCGTCTCTTCCAAAAGGACTTGCGTCTGTTCCACGCTTAGATTTGTATTTTTGTGGTCTTCCTGGTGATTCGTACTCTTGCTCTGGTTTGTTTTCATCGTATCCAGTTGGTACATCAAGAGCCATATCTCCTTTACCACCGTATAAACTGGCCAGCTGGTGAGGCGTACCAAACGCTTGTCCTGTTTCAGCTGGATCGTTGCCTTCTTCGGCTATTTGTTTGTATCTAAAGGCTCTCTTTTGGTCCTCAAGTATCATATCCTCTAGCTCTAAGTATTGATCTTCAGAGAAATGGAACACCTTATCGTATATGTAGTCTCTAGGCAATAATTGACCGTCCATCGCTTGTTTGGCTAGATCTATCTTCTCTTTGAACAGTGCTACACGCTCCTGATCGTATATGATAGATGGGTTAGTCAACGATATAGTAAAGTTAGCTGCTGACTCGTTTGTGTATCCGTGAGCGTAAAGGTGTACTAGACCGATCTTAGTCAATTCAGATACGATGATTCTTTGTATGCGTTCAACAGTTCTAGCGAATCGTATATCTTCTGCGGCTAGTGTTGCTTTACCAGTCAAATCCTTTTCGTATCCCATGAAAGCTTTGGGTATCTTTAACGCTGCGAACAGTTTTTCTCTAAAGTAAGCAACGTCTTCGATACCGTTGTAGTCTAGACCTTTAGCTGTATCTATCCTCGTAGTTTGGTCTGTTCCTCTAACTGGGATAACAAAGTCCTCAAGCATGTTCTGAACGTTGTATTTCAGGTTGTAATTACCTGATTGTGGATCGATAAGCGGAGTCTTTTTCATCTTATTCATCATGCGTTGAATGTAGTTCTCAACCTCTGCAGGAGGAATTGCACCAACGTTGACATAAAACACTCTTCTTTCTGGAGCTCGTACAATTCTGTGAATTAGCATTGCGTCTTCAATCAATACGTACTGTTTAAACAGCTTTCTAGCAGGCTCAAGATAAGATCTGCCATAAGGCAAATAGTTAACATCACCCGTCAATCTAAAGTGAGCCATTTCGTAGTTATCAAACCAAATTCCGGCGTCTTGGTTATTAAATGCAGACGTATACCCAGTATTTGAAGCTATAGCGGCATTGGGATCGTACTTAAAACGTACCTCTGATGGATTGGAAGGATCGTAACCCTCTTGTCTAACTATGTTGTAAGCTGAGAATGGTATTACGTTGTAAACTCCAAACTTCTCTGCTATTTCAAGTTTTAAATAGAAGTCTCCGTACTTACACATGTTTCTTATCCATCCCCAAAGCGTGAATTCGATGTTTAATATGGAGTAGTATAGATTGTATAGTATCTTCTGTATATTTTCGTCGGAAGAGCGTATCTGCAATACTTCGCCCTGTTCGTTTTTAAGCGTACACTCGTCAGCGATAATGTCTAGAGCAGATGCTACGATAGCGTCAGTATCCATAGCGTCATAGTCAGCGTATATTTGAACCCTCGCTGATTGGTAGTTCTGAGCTAGATTCATGTTAACGCCGTACGCGGTGGACGTTGTATACACTTTGTGAAACCTATCTACTAGACTGTTGGTTTGTACAACACCCGAGTTTTGTATTCTGTCGGTATCTATGACTTTAACCATTCCACCGCCTTCGTTTCTTATGATGACGTCGGTAGAAAATAGTCTTCTTAACGCGCTAAATAGATTTTGTTGTGGCTTTTTTTGTTCTTCCATTTTTTATTTTATTTATAGCAACCAAGATAGGTCGTGATTCTGTGTTTGTCCGTCTGGAGTGTATACCGGCATGCTCCAAGGGTTGTTTGTGTAGTAGTTTTGATTAGACTGGTAAGGCTCGCTGTTTGCCTTTCCTATATTGTTTATAGATACTGCAGTTAAGCTATCTATAGTCTTTTTGAACCTTAAAGAAGTCTCTCTTAGATACATTCCCATGGCAAAAGACATTACGAGATCGTCGTTATATCCGTTCATCGCTTGTTGCTTTCCGTTCTTCCATACGAAAACTCTAAGTTCTTCTAATAAACGTATAGATCTAATTGTGACTATTTTATTTTCTAAAAAGTCACGCATCTTTTCTAAAGCCAAAGGCCTAGTCTTTTGACTCATTGTAAAACCTGGCACCATTCCAGATCCACGATCAAAGCGATCCATATATTTTTCAAAAGAGCTGTCCGCATCCATTCTGTGGCTATAGTGTACGTTTGTATAGCCCTTTTCTAATATCGATTGTATAACGTCCCAGCCTATGTTTGCATTTTCTACGACCAACAGCGCTTGGTTGTATTCGTTTGCTGTTGCAAGTAAAACGTTAGCGTATTCACGAGTATCTATTTGAGATTTATATTCAGCGACTTGGGTCATAGTTTCTACGTCTAAAACGTGGAAAGCAGAATAGTCTGAGCTATCTCCACGTGCAACGTCCGCTATGATTGTGTAGTATCTATTTGGATCGGGGTACTCCCATATCCACATGGCTTTGTCCATTCCTCTACGCTCAATTGGTTCGCTTATCATGTTCATCTCGTACCAAGTCAATACTTCTGGATCTATCACGCTTGCGCCTGACGTTGCGAAGTCACAATCGCACTCTTGTGCAGCGTTTCTAATTCCTAACTCTTTTGTTTGTTGATCTCTCCACTCTTGGTTTCTCTCAGGGTGTACAGTCCAAGGCAAAGATATTGGTAAAAAGCGATTCTCTCTCTTTTGAGCTTTCGTGTAAGTCTTGTGGAACCAGTTACCAACACCGTTTGGAGTAGACAACGCTATGCATCGACCACCGGTTGCTAACGTCTGTTGAGCCGCTGTAAATATCTCTTCGATCCTATCAATGAAAGCGGCTTCGTCCATAACAAGCAACGATACAGCTTCCGAACGGGTTGCGTCTCCAGCTGCCGATACTGCTTTTATCTGAGAACCGTTCACTAATCTAAGGCTCAATCTGTTATCCTCAGAGTGACCAATCTTCAACCAGGTAGGCAAGTTTTGGTAAGCGAAGCGAACCTTAGTTACCATGTTCTTAGCGGTCATCTGCGTTGTGGCGACTACCAGTATATTCTTA